AGAATCCCGGAACGGCTGTGTGTCCTGAGCCTGCCGTGTCGCTGTGTTGAAGCGCGTGATTCGTCAAGGTAGTCGACAGGCCGTTGGTCGTCGGTGAAGTGCCTTCGTAGTAGGCAATCGTCGCATATGAGAATCCAAGCGTATCGAATTCAGCGGTCGCGAGTGCAGTCACGGCAGTCGTTCCGACCGTGACGTTGAATTGTTTGAAATTGCTTCGCATCTGTTTGATCTCCTTTGGATCAGAAGGTGAACTTGATGATGCCACCAGTTGCGGACGACGATCCGACGTTCGCGCAGACGATGTCCACGCGCTCGGTTCCACGAACGACGCGCTCATCTTGCTCGAAGGCGTTGAGAGCCGAATCGCTGAACGCGATCGAGGTCGCTCGGCGGTCGCCGAGGTAGCAGGATTGCGAGAGGTCGCCGATATAGGCGACGACCGAATCGCCAGTCGCTCGCGTGTACGGAATCACTTGCGTGAATTCGACTGGCGTACCGAAGAACTTCGGCGCAGAGATGCCATTGACGATCTCGCTTGCGGTCGCGCCACCTGCGGCAAACGCGAGACGCTCGAAGACATCGTGATAGGTCGACTTGTTGCAGAAGATCTTCACGTTGTTTCGATTGAACGCCCAAGCCGGAAGCAATGCGAATGCTTTCGAAACTTGCGCCGATGTGATGTTTGAATAATCCGTAGATGCACCAGAATCGCTGACTTGGTATGTCGCGTTCGAGAGCGCAGTTGCGAGGCCGACCACGCCGCCGTAGGTTGACGTGCCGTCGCCGTTGAAGCCTGCATCGTCTTCCTTGAACGCGAACTGGTACGCGATTTCGTTCGCGACATCACTCGCGAGGTCGATCACCGAGTCTTCGAGGAGTTCGTTCGATACGGTCGTCAGCGCGGTCAACTTCTTCGCGACGAGTTGCACGTTGTCGAAGCCCATCGTCGACTCGGTCGCGGCGATCGCTTCGCCGACCCAATACGCCGTGAGGCCCGTATTCTTGCGAGGAATGCGGAGCGTGTCGCTCGTCATTCGGTAGATCTTCGCGTTGCGACGGAAGACACCGTACTGCTCGCGAAGCGTGACGAGTTCAGCGGCCATCTCGTCAGGAACGAGGAAGCCACCTTGCGAGTTCACGCCTTCGGTGTGAGCCTTGATCGCGATTCCGAAGTTCTTGCAATTCTCGACTGACTTCTTGTGGCCGAGAGTTGCGAGACACCACGTGCCGAACTTCCACGCCATCTCCTTCGAGGAGAAAGCCTTGCGGCCTGCGCTATAAACGCGAGCGCGTTCCCAAGGCTTGTCGTCGACGTTCGCGACAGCCGAGAGGCCGCGCGGCATCGCATCGAGACGCGAAGCGACTTCGCGACGGATCGACTTCGAGATCTGTTCCTTCTCCTCATCGCTCATCATGTCGGTCGATGGAGCAGCGGCAGCGATCGTCACGTCGAGCGTGTCTGGATCGACGGCCATGCCTTCAGCATCGGTGACCATGTAGCCTTCGAGGATGAGTTTCTTCTGCATTGCCACGCCGTCCGCACCCTTGATGCGAGCGGCCTTTTCAAGCGCGTTCTTGAACTGATCGAGATTCATCGTCTTCATGTCTGTACCTTTCGAATTCAAAGAGACAACTCTTCTCTTCCGAGCGAGGCCGCGTTTCAAGCGAATTGCCGTGAGCGAAGGCCGAACGGTCAGAGCCAGAGTCGACCGCGAGCGCGAGCAATTTCGCGCTCTACGGTTTCAGAGAGCATGATCGACCGCGCCGCCTTTGTAGATGAGTGCGCGGGAATCGAAATAGAAACGACTGTCCGCTTCGGAGGCTCGATGCCAAACCATTTCCGCGCGGAAGCAGGAGAGCAAATGCCCTTCTTTACGGCTGTGATGAGTGCCTCCGGATTCGCCTGCAATGGAGCGAGCGAGACTTCGAGCAACTTCCACCGCGAGTAGATCGTCTTCACATCCTCGCCGTACTTCTTCTTGTCGATGTCGGTCGCGCGGCGCACTCCTCCGGCCTCTGGAACGTATCCGACCGAGACTGCGCGAACGATGCCTTGGCCGACGAGAGCGGCGGCGACCTCGGGAAAGAAGTCGCCAGAGTATCCGTCAGGCCGCTTAGCGAAGACAAAGTCTCCGACGATGTCGCGCTCTCGACGCTTGAGGCCGACCGTCGTCCCGACTGGCTCGGCGTAGTCATGGTTCCAGAAGAGCGTCGGATTCTGCTCGAACTCCTTCGAGTTCATTCCCGCAGGAATCAATACTTCTCCATCGCGATCGAGCGTCTCTGCCGTGATGATCGCGGTAAATCCCTTCGCTGTCGAAGTGAGTTCCGCGCCGAGTGCCTTCCGCTTGAGATCGTTCATCGCATGATCCTTTCGACTTGCGCGTCAATCGCTGCAATTTCTTCTGCATTCTCCGCGATGATCTGCCGAAGATTCTCTGCTTCCGCTTCGGCGAGTTCGCGCTCTGCTTGCTGCATTTCTGCTTCGAACTCGTCATCGAGCCGAGGCTGAAGAGCGCATCGGCAGTTTGGATGCAGCGGAGGCCCGTCGATCGCTTCGTAATCCGCGACCATGATTCCTCCGTCCTTGCCGATGATTTCGGAGCCTTCACCGTAGAAAGAGTCTTCGAGGCCGACAGCATTCTTCGAGAACGCATCGCTCGCGGCCTCGCAGAATTCGCATGGATCAGGCGCGAGGAGCCAGGTCTTCCCGCTGACTACGCCGGATGCCTTCCATGCTTCGACCTCAGCGCGTCGGCTCGCGCGTTGCGCTTCGGTGCGAGCGATCGTCAGAGCGCGGCGAGTCGTTGCGCGTTCAGCGTCTCCGTCCTTCACGGCCCACGTCTTCACGCGCTCCGCGATCTCTGGAATCGTCTCGCCGTTCGCGACTCCGTCTCCGATGACCTTCGAGAACTTAACTGCCGTCCATCGGTTCGTCGAGTCTGCCGCACGATTCGCGAGACGGATCGACTCGGTTCGAGCGTATGCCTTCAGATCCTCGCCGTGCTTGTCGAAGTTCACCGGAAGAGCCTTCATCTTCTCAAGCGTCGTCTTTCCAAGGATGATGCCTGCGGCGAGCGAGTCTTCGAGATACGGTCGAAGCGCGTCGACGATGTCCTTCCGCCACTTCTTCGATTCAAGAAGAGACTGCACTTCTGCGGCGAGTTCCTGCGTCGGCGCGTCCTGCTTCGCAATGCGTTCGAGGACGGCCTTGACTTGTCGATCGAAGATGCGACCGACGCTCTTGCCGAGTTCATCCTCGCGCTTCGTGATCTTGTCGAACTCCTTGAGCGCGTCCTTGCCGAGATCCTTCGTGAGAACGTGCGGCGGATCAATCTCGTCGGCCTCGATCATCTTCGTCCAGAGATCAGAGAGAAGAGATTTCTTTGGCTTCATTGCCGGAGCAGCGTTTGCCTTCGGATCGCTCGAATTCGCATAGATGAGATTCACCGCATCGGAGATCGGTAGTTTCGATTCCTTGCCGGAGTCATCCTTCAGCGTGACCGTCGTTCCGGTCGCCGATGGCTTCCATGCTGTCATCTGGTAGCCCATCGCGCGAAACGCATTCTCCGCGACGTCGATCGTGATCCGCGAAGGCTTCGCAGGAAGTTCGACCGAGTGCGACTGTGGATTTGCCATGCCTTCTGCCGGAGGAGATCCCTTCGCAGGCTTCGACGAGCGAGGCTTCTTCGGAGCCTTTGGCTTGTCGCTCGAAGGCTTCGATTCCTTCGGAGCCGAAGACGATTCGCTCGATCCGCCGCCGCCGCTTGATCCTCCGCAAGTGTTGCCTTCCTCGAATCCTTCAGAGCCGACACCGCAGTTCTTTCCCTCGATGCAGTCGATCTCTTCTGCGATGTCTTCGAGTGCCTTCGTCCAAGCGTCGTCGATCGAGAGGCCTTCGAATGGATCGCTGTCGCATCCACAACCGCAGGCAGATTTCTTCGCATCGCTCTTCTTTGGATGGCCGTCAGGAAGAAGATCGAAGTCGGTTGTGTAGTCCGCATCCTCTGGCTTGCCGCGACGAACGAGCGTGAGGAACGCATTCACTCGCGCGATTGCCCATTGCTCGCGACCGACTCCGGTGCGATGGCTCGTCGAGAACGCGCCTGCGCCGCGTCGATAGACGGCCTTCAGCATTCCAAGATCGACGCGCTTGCCCTTCTCGTCGCCGTGCTTCTCGTTGTGCTCGTCGACCTTTGCTCGCAGAGCCTTCTCTGTGGATTCGCTGATCTCGATTCCGCCGCGCGATCCGCTCGCGGAGCCTTCCTCGTTGCGATCGCTTCCGCTGATGCGCTCCGATGGCTTGGCCGGCGGATCGCCGCCGCCGTTCTTGGAGGAGCATCCGCAGGCGCATTTCTTCTTCCGCTCCGAGTTGCGCTCGCGCTCTCGATCGAACTCCTCGATCTTGCGCTTTGCCCAAGCGAAGCCGTCGTCGCCGCCCCAGCCGTACCACGCCTGCCATCCCTTGCCTTGCTCGTCCCAAGTGGAGCCTTGCTTGTCGACTTCGTGACGCTCGAAGTACGAAGCCATGCGGCGGATCGTGTCTTCAGAGAGACGAACTCGATTCATCAAGTCGCGAGCGCGAGCGATGCCGACTGCGGTCATTCCGCGCTCGCTCTCTGGCTTGCGAGCGCGAACTTCGAGAGCGCGGCGAGCATTGTCGGCCACCGACTGCGGAGGCCGAGTGTCGATGTCGCCGATAGCCTTCGTCTCGATCTCGCCGAGCGTCTTTCCTTCGGCGCACATCGAGTACGCGATCGCGACTGCCTGATCCTGCGGATAGCCTTCCGCGATCAAGGTCGGAATCTTCTCCGAGACACAATCCGAGAGCGCGTCTTTCTGCTCTGGCTGTGTCGGAAGCATCGGAGGCTCCTCGATCTCGTTTGAGGCATCCAGAGGCCCCGTGAGGCCGTCCGGCGCACTCGAAGCCATTCCGATAGGAGCGGCAGGCGCAGGCCCTCCGAGAGGCTGTCCGTTGACGAGAAGCGTATCGGCCATCGGATCTTCGACTGGCTCCAGACCCTCGCGCATTCGCGCCTCGTTCGCGGTCATGATTCCGCCTGCGACCATCGAGCGGAGTTTCTCGAAGGCGAATCGTTCGTCCTCGGAAACCGGATTGTCATAGGCGAGGAACGCATCCTCTTCGATATTGAAGAGCGGAAGGAGATTCTGATTCAGCGTCTCCTCGTCCATGCGGAGCAGCGGAAGGATCGTCGTCTGCTTCCATGATGCAAATCCAACCGTCGCGCTCGCGAGATTCGGATCGTTCGCCTTGAGCATCGAGACGGGAACGCCGAAGACCGCCGCGATCTCTTCGACGATCTGATCGCGGCCTGCCAAATCCTTCGGAGGGAAAGAAAGAGGCTTGAGGTCGATGTCTGCCGTCGTCGTGAGGAAGCGTCCAGTCCGCTTCGATCCGCGCAACTTCTCGTCGATTGAGACTTCGAGCCGTTCGAGTTCGTCGTCGTGTGCAGGCGACTTCACGACGAGGAGATAGTCAGGCCGCGCTTTGTTTGCGAAGAAGGCGACATCCATCTCGTGAATGGCTTCGTTCGCCATGATCGCGCCCCAAGCGGCCTCTACCTTGCCGATCCCGTAGTACATATCCGCCGGATTCGGTCGCTTGAAATGGATGACCTCATCCGGCGCGTATGTGTTCTCGCGCTTCTGCTCCTCTGTCGCGCCGTAGCGATATTCCTTGATGAAGTCTTCGCCTTGCTGACCGGGGACGACTTCGACAAATTGCGAAGGCATATTCCAGAGTTGCACCGGAACACCAAGACGCTGATCGATGACGGGGTGAATGTAGGCGTTGCCTGTCAACTCGCCGTACAGAACGCGGAGGACGGTCGCGTCGAATCCGTTCTGATATGGATTGACCTTCGAGAGCAACTGAAGGATCGGGTGCGCGTCGTCAACGACCTCGAAATCGTCGCCGTACTCTGCGGCCTTCGTGAGAGCGTATCGGCTCGGTCGCTGTTCAAGATCTCCGAAGAGATATGCCTTCGTGCGGCGCGAAGCCTTGCGAGTGTTCCAGAGTTTCGTCGACTGACTCTTATTTCGAACGTACAAGCGAAGAGGCTGACTCGCGACAGCGACAGCGTTCAGATTCGCTGCAGCGTAAATCCAAGATCGGTACGCATTCACAGCGGCGCGATATTCAAACGGCGATCGCTTCGATGGCTCGCCGCGAAGGATCGTCATCGAAGAATTGAAGTACTTCTCCGGAGTGAACGCCGCTTTGATTCGTGCGAGTAGATTCATCAGATGACTTTCACCATGAGAGGCCTTCGCGCTCGACGCGCAAGAACGGCAAGCGCGAGAGCGCAGACTCCGTCGTCGTGACCGACCGTTGCCTCGTATGAGACGTTTCTCCCTGAGTATCGGAAGCCAAACGACTCGAGTTCACTCCGAAGCCAACCATCTGGAAAGCGGATGTCCGCAGTCGAGATCGCGATCTGAAGACCTTCCATGAGTTGCTGCTTGCTCTGGCTTGTGAATTTAAAGCCTTCGGTTCTGCGGCAAACTTTGCGAAGATCTTCGACGATCGGATCTCCGACTCCGGTCGAGTCGATCTGCGCCGGAGCGTTCCCGATCATCTTTGCGAGTCGCTCGCGCGTCACGTTCCAAGGAGCCTGCCATCGTTCAAGCCGACAGACGCTGCCCTCGGCATCGAGGCCGACAGCAACCGTCCAGTCCTGCGACTTCGCGAGGTCGACTCCCCAAGCCTCTGGCGTTGCCGTCGACATCGGCGCGATGCAAGCGCGGATCGCATCGAGGCCGAACGGATTCCCTCCGTCCTCTGCGGGAATCCCTTCAAGTTCCTGATCTGCGATCGCCTTCGGAAGACTTGCTCGCATGGCTTCGACTTCCGCAGGATCGAGAAACGGATTCGACATCGAGCCGATTCGGAACGCTGCCCAAGTGCCTGTCGTGTCTCCTTCCGCTTCGAGGAAGAGGCGATGGAAGTCGCCTGTACCTTTCGGCGTTCCGGCGAAGATCGCGCTTCCCTTGCGATCAGCGAGAGTCGGACGAATCGCGGCTCGCCAGATGTCGAGAAGGCCGACGACGAATCCGGCCTCATCGATCGCAACTCGATCGTAGAAACGTCCTCGGCCTGCGTCCGCGTCTTCGAGCGTCCAGAAGTCGATCGAGCCTCCCGTCGAAAGTTCGATGCGTTTCTCGACGCGATCATGCTTTGAGATGAGCGGCAGTAGAGCGCGTTCAAGATCGCGAACTGGCTCGGCAAGGTACTTGTACGAAGGCGCAAACCACGCCGTCCGCCTGCCTCGAATCGCGTCGTTGAGAATGACGAACTCTTCGAATTTCGTCTTTCCCCAACGTCGACCGATTTCAAGCACGTTGAATCGCCGCAGTCGACGGAATACGTCGAGTTGCGAAGCATGGAGAACCGACTCTGGAGTTGGAAGGCGAATCTTCACGCGCTGTCCGCGAGCCGAGGCTTCGGAGCCTCGAACGGCTCGATCGTGACGACCTCTTCGCGCCTCGTCTCGTCGATCTTCTCGCGCTGTCCGAGATGCTGCTTGCCGAGCCAAATCAGCATCGCGACGTTCCCTTCCTTCGCCTTCTCGTATTGCCAACGGCGCAGGCTCATCCGCATTTCATCGTATCCCTTGTTGATCTCGGTTCGGCATCGGCGACGAATCGTCGGCTCTGCAACTCCGCAGATCGTCGCGATCTCGGCATGAGTGCAACCGATCGAGGCGAGACATTGAACAAGTTTGAAGTCGATTTGTGCGCGAGGCCTACCCATTCGCTTCCTCCGCATTCAATCGCTCGATGATCTCAAGCAGGCGGATCTCCTGCTCGCGGCGCACGTCTGCCGCGATTTCGCTCGCGCGATGCACGTCGACGAGCGAAGGATGTACCCACCAGTCTTCGACCGGAACGAGAAGATATCCGCTCTCGTTCTTCGCGATCATCCGCACATTCTCCGCGACGCGACGATACCCGTAGCCTTGCAAGATGCCTTCGATCGCGAACTTGATCGACTGCTTCCCGCGATAGAGGTCATGCTCGACAGTCGCGATCGCGAATGTCATCTGATCGAGCGGAAGGCCGTAGAGCGCGGCAAGCGTCGACTCTGGCGGCTCCAGATCAAGCGAGAGATAGTCGAGTGTCCCTTCGTTCGCATCCGCGAGCGTGAGGATGTCGGCCATCAGTTTCGGATCGAGCGCGTTTCCGTAGAAGAGATTCCGAGGATCGCGCTCGGCCTTCAACTGATCGAGCGTCTCGATGTCGGCAAGGATGCCGCGCCATCCGGCGAACTTCTCGAGCCCGAATGTGTTCGAGTAGTTCTGCGGATGT